AACCCCTCAAACTAACTTTGGGGAAGAACGTTTTTTGCCCGTTCCAGTTGTTTTATATATTCTGCGACGAAAAATGCGCAGTAATGTGCTTTGAACAGCTCAGAAAAACGCTTAGCAAAGAATGATTGCTTTACGTACCCAAGATTAACGTTTACTTCAAGCCGCTTGTGTCCTACAATATGCAATGTACAAATGCGATTATTATAAGTTGACTCAAAACCAAGAACCACATCAAAGCCGCAATTATCAAATTCATTTGCTAATATTCTGATAAATAGCTGCTTTATACTAAACGTACTCATTCTGTTTTGTGTGTTAATCGTGTGCTTCATATACTCCCACCTTACTCATCATATCCCTATAAACATCATATAGCAGGAAACAGACCAAGCAATTGTTATACACAGTATCTTCGGGGATTAGTTTTCGGTAATATAATTCACACTCTGCATTTTCCGTTATGACTACTGAACGGTCAAGCAATCTACGACCAGAAATGTTTAGTTTTCTCTGCAAGTTATCCGCTCGCATTTGTAATTTGGTATATGGCCCTGTAGTAGAAGTACATTTCTCGATTAAAATATCATCTAAACCGCTATTTTTTGGAGGAGAATTCTTTCTTTTAGGCATCGGCTCAAAACATGATGAAATGCGTTTCAAACTATCCAAATCAGCGTTGGTTAATAGACAATCCTTTTTTCCGTCAAATGCCATTTTTATTCGAGATAGTACTCCATAGTCGCATTGCAGTTTGTGATAAGCCGAAGAATAAATCACATGAAACATTTCTATTTTACACAAATGAACGTTCTTTAGACAGCGATTATAATACTTATACCGTATTTCCTTTAGCCTTAGGTAGTTGGTTCTTTGTAATATAATACAATATATGTTTAGCAAAGCAAGAATCAACATAATCACTTCAAGAACAAAACAACTGAATTTAATTGCAATTGAAAATACTGTATAAATGATGATAAAACTCAAACTTACACAGTGCAAGAAAGCGTTGTATAGCAAAAACGCATCATGACGTTCTAATGCAATAAAATCAACGCTGGATGGATGGTAGTTTTCATTTGATTTATTATCTCTATTATGCATGATTTTTTCAAGCCAAAGAGTTGCCTTCTGAAAATGGCCAACACCTAATAGGTAATAAATGCGCATTTCTAACCTATTTATAGAACTTAACCCCTTATATGCCATACTACCACCACCTTTGATTTGAAATTTGCTTATTACAAATCGTATTTTCCGCCCAAACATTAGAATACTCAAAATATACTGTATCACCAATGGGAAATATTGTCTACCTTGTAAACCTAAAAATGCAAGAAAAAAAGCTCTTTTACTCGTGCTAGCTATATTCTCGAACCCAGCGAAGAAACGTTTCATGCAAAATATTCAGTTGACGCACCGCTTCACTAGCTGATATTTTTCCATGTTCCCAAGCCTGTCGATAAGGTTCAAAATCACTCGGGCGTTCCATAGGCTTTGGGCCAAACTGCACACTGCGTGCCTTTGCTGCTTCTATGCCTTCCGCTTGCCTTTTCTTAATGAACTTACGTTCAGTCCGCGCTACATACGAGAGCAGCTGTACCTCAATGTCAGTAATCAATGTTCCAGTCAAATCACATCCCTGACGTGTATCCAGAAGCAGCATATCCAGCACAACGATAGCTGTCTGCTTTTCCTTCGTAATGATTCGCCACTGCTCGATGATTTCATTATAGTTGCGTCCAAGCCGGTCGATACTCTTAATCACAAGGATGTCCCCAGATTTTATTTTGCGTAGTAACCGTTTGTACTGCGGATGGTTGAAATACTTACCAGACTGTTTTTCGATGAAAACGCACTTTTCATCGATGCCAAAGTCATGCATGGCGATCATCTGTCGTGCTTCGTTCTGGTCTTTGGTGGATACGCGCACATATCCGTAGGTCGTTGGGTTCTCCATATCCTTCGCCTCCTGCAAATTGTCGTCGTTGGTCTTACAGAAAGCGCCTGAACACAATATTTAGTTGTTTGTTGCTTTATTCGATCTGTCAGTATTCGTCTGTCTAATCATGTTCACCCTCCTTAAATATAGACATTATTGTAGTTGTTATAAGAACTATGTAACTGTTTTGTCAACCAAGATACCGTCATGTATCATTAACTACATAGATGTCTGTATCGTGGAGGAACTATATCATATGGATTCAAGACAATTACTAGGCCTGCGTGTTAAGGCAATTCAGACTCAGCTCGGCTTGTCTCAGGAAGAGCTTGCTTTTCGCTGCGGAATGCACGCCTCGCATATTGGATTTCTGGAATGCGGTCAACGCAATCCATCTTTAGATACACTGGAGAGGATATCGCTTGGATTATGTGTTCCGCTTACTGCGCTGTTCGACTACGAAAACGAACCTTCCACTACTATCTATGACGAAACAACAAACAAGATTATTTCATATGTCATTGGGTTATCCCAGTCTGAAAAGGCACAGATACTTGCCATCACTAAAACTTTTGCCAAGAAACCTGGGGATAGCGTTGCCCCAAAGCGGATGATGAAGAATAAAAGCTGACAAGAAAAAAAGCCCTCCCATGCATAGGAGGGCAACATCGTATATTCCATTATTCAACAACCGTATATTCGTATTTCATCCCATTCCTGAAGCAGAACTCCAGCCTACCGTCTGCCTCAACCACCACCTTATCAACCAGCGCCACAAAGGTGTAAGGCTCAAAGCCCATGCATTCTTCCTGCTCCTCCAGCATGCACAAAAATACCTCAATCTGCCGCCTGCGGTCAGCCTTATCCTTTTTCTGTTCCTCGACACTTCGGATCTTCTCACTAAGCTTTTCATGCTCAGCAACCAGCGCATCGTACTCCCGTTGGTATTCCGCCTGATTTCTTTGTACCCTGGCATTCTCTTCAACCAGCTTCCTGACGCGCTCCGCCATGCCCAGCGCCTGATCCTGTAGCCTCGTGGCGATCCTATCAAGCTCACTCGTATCAAGTACCTTATCCAGCACTTCCCGGCAGACGGCAAAGATGGTATCTTTTTCACTGATTACCTTCTGCATCACGCTGACGAAGGCTTTCTCCAGCGCATCCTGCTTAATATGCGGCGTCTCGCATTTTTTGTCGCCGGCATATTTGTTATTGCAACGCCAGATGATGCGCCGGTACTCGTCCGTGCTGTGCCAGACCTTGCTGCCGTAAAAAGCACCGCAATCACCGCATACAATACGGGAAGAAAAACAACTCTTGCCGCTGTAGCTTCCGCCCAAGCTTCTGCGCCATTCCAGTTCCATCTGTGTCAGGTCAAATACCTCGGCGCCGATGATGGCCGGATGACTGTTCTGCGCGTAATACTTAGGAATCTCGCTGCCGTCGTTCACCACAAAGGTCTTTTTGATGTAATCCGTGCAGTAAGTCTTTTGCAGGATGGCGTCGCCCTTGTACTTTTCATTGGTCAGAATGCTCTCAATGGTAGACGGGCTCCAGCGGGCGGTTTTCTTTCTGGCCTTGGCGGCTTCCATTTCATCCTCGCTGAGCAGGCTCTTTCGGGAAGGACAGGGAATGCCTGCGGCGTTCAGTTCTCTGGCGATGATTGCAGGGGTCGCGCCTTCCAGAAAACGTCTGAAGATCGTGCGAATGATTTTTGCCTCAGCTTCCACGATCTCAGGAATACCGTTCTTTCCTTTTTTGTATCCCATGAATTGCTTGTAGGGCATGGTAACCTTTCCCTCTGCAAACCGCTTGCGCATGCCCCAGGTTACGTTTTCTGAAATATTGCGGCTTTCCTCCTGCGCGATGCTGGACATGATCGTCAGCAGCACTTCGCCCTTGCCGTCCAGCGTGTAAATGTTCTGCTCCTCGAAATAAACCTCCACATCGTATTCCTTCAGCTTGCGGATGGTGGTCAGCGTGTCTACCGTATTTCTGGCAAAACGGGATACGGACTTAGTGATGATCAGATCGATTTTTCCCGCCAGCGCGTCTTCTATCATGCGATTGAAGCCCTCTCGCTTTTTGATGCTCGTTCCTGTGATGCCCTTGTCCGTATACACGTCCACGAACTGCCAATTGTCGGTATGTTCCTTGGCCTTAATGTAGTCGGTGTAGTATTTCACCTGCGCTTCATAGCTGGTCAGCTGCTCCTCGCTGTTGGTGGAAACACGGGCGTAGGCCGCCACCCGTTTAGGACGTGCAGCAATCGCTGGCATCCCCGGAAGCGCCTGCAGACGGGGCGGAATGACCGTAACCGTCTTCATTCTTGTAACCGTGGGTTCATATGCTCTGGCTTCACTCATTCTGCGTCCCGCTCCTTTCTCTTCTGATGCTGCACCTTCGTTTTCTCAGCGGCCTTTTTCCTTTTTTCAGCATCCCAGCTGTCTTTTCTCGAATGGTCTTTCCAGAAATGATCCTCCGCATAGCCATCCTGAAAAACAAATTGCACCCGATTGTCCGGATGCATCTCAATATGATGAATACGATCAAGCGCCTCTGTATCTGTAAGGGAAGAATCAATTCCCAGAACGCCGGCGATCAGATCGATCAGTATCTTTTCGGGAATCTGCTTTGAAGCGCAGTAGGCCTTTCCTCGAAAGCTGAAAGTACCGCAGATCCAGATGGGGGCTGCATAGGGCGTACCCATGCGCGTAATCTTTCTGCGGTACTTCTTTCCGCAGATACCGCAATGAATATATTTACCCAGCGGAAGATCCGAGAGCTTTTGCTCTTCCAATTCAGGAAGATAATCCTCTGCATCATCAGCCGCCTTTTTTCCTCCATTTACGATATCCATCGCTCTGCGCTGTGCAATTTCCGCCTGCACAGCATCGAAGGTTTCGCGGTCAATGATCGGTTCATGATTGCCTTCAACAAAATACTGCGGAAGCTCCCCGCGATTGAAACACTGTTTCTTCTCAATGTGGTTGTTGGTGAAGAATTTCTGCAGCAGAAGGTCTCCTGCGTATTTCTCGTTTTTCAGCATCATCATGATCACACTCGCATTCCAAAGTCCACCTTCGGGCGCGGGGACCCCTTCCGCAATCAGCGTTTTCATGATTCTCACGCTGCCCATGCCGTCCAGATACATACGAAAAATCCTGCGAACAACTTCCGCTTCCTCCGCGATGATGGTAAACACGCCGTTCTTCACATCATACCCATACATGCGAAAGCCTGTCGGTTCGCCCTGTTCAAACTTCTTTCGTACCCGCCATTTGCAGTTTTCCGAGACGTTACGGCTTTCTTCCTGAAAAAAAGAAGCGAGGATAGAGAGCATCAGCTCTCCGTCCCCGCTCAGCGTATCGATTTTCTGTTCTTCAAAGTAAACGCTTATGCCCATTTCCTTGAGTATGCGCACCGTTTCAAGCAGCGTAACCGTGTTCCTGGCAAAGCGTGAAATGGATTTGACCAGGATCATATCGATCTTTCCGTCCCGGCAGTCCTGAAGCAAACGCTGAAACTCCGGGCGGTTTTCTTTCGTGCCTGTCAGCCCCTCGTCAGCGTAGACGCCGGCATACTCCCATTCAGGATTACGCTGGATCAGTTCGCTGTAATAGCTGACCTGCATCGCCAGCGAGTGGAGCATCGTATCCTTGCCCGTGGAAACACGCGCATATGCCGCAACCCGTTTGAGCTTTGGCATCATTACAGGCGGCGCAATCCGACTGACCGTCATCGCTTTTTCGCTCATTTTCATCCGTCCTTTCCGGAGCTATTGTATCAATCGCCCCTTGTAGTGTGGCATATTACCGTCATCTGGACGGATTATCAAGCGTTATCAAGCTCATTTATCCGAAATAACATCCGGAAACCCACCCCAAACCGGAGAGAATTTCTGCGCCAGAATTGGTTCGATATGCCCATATTCCTTTGATGTTATAAGACCTTTTTCACGGAGTGAATTCATTATTGAAAGAGCCAGCCGATATCCGCACTCCCGTTCAAACTGCTCTTTTGTCAGTACAGCACTCATTTATCTCCCCTCCGTATCGCGCACCAAAGTAGCAGCCCCTGCTGCAGTATTTCTGTTCCCTGACAGAATGAAAGATTTTTCCGCAATAATGGCATTTGCGCACTTTCGCATTTTTCGCCATCCCGCGATGCGCATGCCACCAGACAAGACGGCAGGAATCCGAGCAGAACCGCTTTGTTTTTCTGTGCGGATGGATAATCATGTGCCGTCCACACTGCAGGCATATCGCATCTGTATTGGCAGAAGAAGTCAACTGTTCATCTGCGGTGATATTGTTTCTCCGGCAGAAAGACTTGACCGTGTTGGCTGACAGGCCCAGCTCTCTGGCTATCTCTGCGCAGCCTTTTCCGGCTCGTCTGTATCGAATAATGTAATCCTTTTCTGTGTTCGTCACAAAACATTTCCTTTCTGGCCTGACCGTCCGTCAATGCCGCATATGCGAGAAAAGGGGCCGGATTGCTCCGGCCCGTATGCGTTTCTACAGTATATATTGTATTTCCTTAGACCACCTTGGAATACTTCCCGGACACCCAGCCGATCTGCGCGTTGACCACAACAGCATGCCAGCCGTTTTCAGCAGTGGCAATCCACTCAAAAGTCGCGCCATCCTTGACGGAAGTGATACGGCCATACTTGGTATCGTTGCCCACACGGATGTTGACTGAGCCGTTGTTGCACACAATGCGTACCTGCTTGGTGGCAGGAGCTTCAGTCTCGGATTCCTCGGTTTCAGGCTGCTTACCGTCATCGTCATCGGCAACAGCGTCCATCAGCGCCTGATGGGTTTCGCTGCCGTAGATGCCGTCCTGCTTGATGCCCGCCTTCTTCTGGAAGTTTTTGAGTGCAGATTCGGTTTCAGAGCCGAACTCGCCGTCAGCACCATACTTAGGCAGGCTGTATTCCAGCTGCAGCAGAAACTCCTGCATAGCCTTGACATCCGTACCCTTGGAGCCGTCCTTCAGCGTTCTGGTTCCGAGGGTGTACTCAGTGGTCGCAGAATCAGGCTTCACATAGCTGCCGCCGGTAAAGGTTGCGTCCCCATAGTCCACGAAGGGCAGCTGGAACCAGTGCGTCCATTTGCGGGAAGAAACCTTTGTCTTGACGCAGCCGTAGTTGAAGCCACGCTCCTCTACAGCATAGCCGTCACCGACATATACTCCCACATGACCATCGGAGCGCAGCGCCACACCCGGGATCTCGGGCAGCGTGTCAATCGTACCCCAAGCACAGCCCTTGTCCTTTGCGTAGGTAAACATGCCATTGGCAGACTTATCGGGACAGCCGTTGCCGCCGTACTTGCTGGAGATCGACTTGTCCGTGCCGATAGCTTCGATCACGCCAGCACCGCCGCGCGTCCAGTTGTAGCCTTTGATCAGGCCGACGCAGTCAGCGCAAACTTTCTTCTTGGCAATATCATCCTTGTAGCGAGCAGTCCGGCTGGAGCCGTAATGGGACGAATACTGTTCCGCCTTGCGGGAACGCAGACTTTCAGTACATTTATAGACACAGGTGCCATACCAATAGGGTTGGCCAAGGAACGACAGGCAGAAAGCAACAAAGTGCTCTGCGGTATAAGGGGTATTGATTCTCTCGCTCATAATAGTTAATCTCCAATCAAAAAGGAGGGGCGGCGTCAAACGCCGTTGCCCTCGTCGGTCGTAGTGTCATCAATGCGATTGTGCAGCTGAGCCAGAATGGTCTTCATTTTTTCCGGAATAGGCAGGCCAAGGTGCGCCGCGTTTTCGAGCAGCGATACGCCCTCATTGGACAGGTAGAAGCACACGACTGCACCCCGCAGAGCGTTGCCTGTGCCTACCACATGAAGGTCGACAATGTGGGCCACGCCGACCAGAAGAATGATAAGCACCTTCTTGCAGATGCCCTTGAAGCCCACAGCGCTGGACAGCTTCTTCTCTGCCACAGCGACCATCAGGCCGGTGATGTAATCGATCACCATGAAGATCAGAAGTGCAGTAAGCAAGCCGTCCATACCTCCCAGAAAGTAGCCGAGCCATCCGCCCACAGCGGCAATCGCCATCTGCAGCTTGGCCCAAATGATGTCAATGGAAAAGTCTCTCATAGTCAAATCCTCCTTAGAGTTGATATAGCAAAGCCGCCCATCGTGAGCGGCTCAGGCTTCGGGTTCTGCCTCGTATTGAGGCTCTTCGGTTGTGTCATCACCGGATGCGTCTTCAGCCTGCCACAGCGCGGGCGCTGCCGGAGGCTCCCATCCGGTTTGCGAGTTGTGTGCCTGCAGGCATGTGTACAGAATGCCGTCCTCATCCGGATAAGCAACACCGTCACCCACCAGATAAGCAAGGCCGGTATCCCACACACGCACGGCATCTTCGGAGACAATCTCTACCTTGTGCCAGAGCGACGGAGTCAAGTCGGGTGCCCAATCGCCCTGCGTAGTGTGCGCCTGAATGCATCGCCACAGGAATGCACCGAATGTGTAGACATCACCGACCTGTACAGCGATGCCCGGCTGCCAGAGCCTATCCTCCAAGGCGGGCTTTACCGAAAGCAGCTCCTCGTCCGTCAGCCTGCCGTCCGCAACAGCCGTCCGGAGCAAAAGCCCCAGCAGATTGGGAAGCGCCTCCTCTGCGGTCACGGAGATGAACTGCTCAATGGACATCTGCTTGCGCAGGATTTCGTCCGTCAGTTCCTGACCGTCGGTAATCGTCACGCTGTCGGGCAGGATGATGATCTGTGCCGGGGATACACCCGTCATCTGGAACGTGTCGCCGGTAAGCGTATAGCTATTGACTTCCAGCCGTTTCGCCAGAATGTAAGAGGAGCGGATGCAAGTGCGCACCCGCCCCTCGAAGGGAATCACAATATTCATTTTAATCTCCTTTCTCAGCCGACAGCCGTGCCGCCGCTGAATACGACCTCAAGGTAAGGCTCTTGGAATGTGTCTGCACCGCTCATGCGCATATAGGCGTTGGAATATGTCGATGTGCCGAAGTTGTACGGCGTCTCATACAGACAAAGGCCACCGTAATCACCGTCGGCCAAACCTTGCACGATATGTGCAGGAATATAAAAGGTCATAGTCGAATCGCGCCCGATGGTGCCCAATGCGCCATAGTTATACGCGATGCTGGGAGTTCCGCTGGGCGAGTAGTTCGAGATGGCGCACAGGTAGACATTCTTTGCGCCGCTGGCTCCAGAACCGGTTTTTCTGTGAAGCGTGAGGGTTGCGCTCTTGACAGTCGTACCCCAAAGAACGTTTTGCAGGTTGTCAAACCACATACAACCGCGATTCCAGTTGAGGCTCGACGAGTATCCGGCATCGTTGTAAACACCCTGAATCACATCGTAGGTATCCGTGCGCCAGCTGCCTCGCCAGCTTCGGGTGGTTGTTGCGTACTGGATGGTGGTTTCGTCTGGGCTGACAGGCGGAATAGCTGTACCATAGTCAACAGTGACGTTATCAGCAAAGACGCGGCCACTTTCGCCGAAGGTCAGCGTCCCGTTTGGCACGGTGCCTGCGGCGTGGATGATGCCTGCATAAGCGACCATTGCCCACGAGCAGCTACCCTTACAGTTCTTCGTCACAGCGATTCCCTGATAAACCTCCAACCCCTGAATCGCGTTGTACAAACCCGTGTTGTACATATAGATGCGAGACGCTTTGACATACAGGCTGTCGTAGGTGGTGCCGTTTGCGTCCAAAGTGCAGTTATTGATCTCAAGATACTGATTCAGATGACTTTCGATCAAATAATCGTTTCTGCTGCCACCGGTTAGCGGGCGACTTTCACGCAGCGTTACGCTTTGAAGCCGGATGTAAGCGCTGCATCCACGAATGGTGATATAGCTGCTCAAGTCACAGTACTCATTGCCATAGATTTCAAGAGTACCGGGGCCGCTGATACCGCTGATATGGACGCCTGAAGGCTCATACAGACTGCCGTTGGCGGTTATCAGATAAATACAGACATCATATGGCAGATATTTGTTGTTGACCATTTGGACTGCTTCGCCAAGAGAACGGCAATAGATGTCGCTGGTGCCAGTGAAAGTCGGATCAATGTAAATGTAGGAAGAACCGTTATAAGCCGGGGTTACCGAGTCGGAAATGACGGTGTCTGCATAGAGTTCTTTGAAACCCACGTTGCCGTCTGCGCTCATTTCCATCAGCACATTTTCGTTGTCAACGGGATCAAGCAGCTGGAGCAAGAAATTTTCTGTGGTTATCGACACATTATTCGGCCCTATGTTGATACCGCTGGTTTTGACCTCCTGCGCACCGGCGGCAACCCAAGTGCTGCCCGTGTACCGCTTGAGCAGATTCGGGCTGACCGAAGTATCCAGCCATAGCATGTTTGTATACAACGAAGTCGGCGCTGTTGAACCACGATACACCTTCTCCATATTGTAGGTGGAGGTCAAAACCCTGAGTGAGATATTTGAGGTATTCTGAGAAATACGGCTCTCTGCGTTGGACATGCGGTTAGACAAGCCATATATGTCCTCTGGTGCAGCACTCCAAGCTGTCCATGTGCTACTGCATTCGATCTTGACGTTTCGGAATTCAACGGTGCCCTTGCATCCTGTTTGCGCAGATGTGCCAAGGTAAGCATACGCAACGTCGACAGGATTGTAGCTGGAAAAGTTGTAGACACCAAAAGTCATATGCACCCAATCGCTGTCCGTCGCAGTAAAGTTGGTATCTGTCGTGCGCAGATAAAAGCCACGACCTACAGTACTAAGTGTTGTACCGTCAGCAGCATAGGTCGTGTAGTAAATCCAGAAACCTCCATACACACCAGCAGTTGAAGAGGCCGATGCGTCAATGCCGGTACGCTTGATATCAAAGGAAAAGAGCATCCTGCTCAGTCCGTCACTGTGGGTGAAGAAATCATCCGAAACCTCATAGCGGACGCCAGTGACGTTAGAAGTTACACCTGGTGTAGATATCTGAAAATACCCGTCCACGCATTTTTGCTCTACGGCGCTGTTCAGACAGTAATTGCGTCCATCCGCTTTTTCGAAGG